ATATGCGCGGAAGAACGGCTTCCGGGAGGCCGATAGAAAAAGTTAACATACCTTTGGCTTGGGAGATGGCAAAAGAGATTTGGTACAACGTGATCGAGACTTCATTACGGCAGTCCGAGCATGTGAACCTGATCTACAGCATTGGTAATCATGATGAAAGCCTTTCTTGGGCATTCGTGCAGATGCTGAAGGACCACTATCCACAGGTTACAGTTGATGACCGAATGAAGCAGCGGAAATGCATTTTCTGGAATAAATGTTTTATCGGTCTGACACATGGTCATCAAGCCAAAAGTAAGGTCAACGATCTTCGCGGACAGTTTACGATCGAATTTCCTGAGGAATTTTCAAAGTCTACTGTTAGAGAAATCCATGCCGGTCATCTGCATCATGAAGCAGAAGGCGATCTTTACGGCGTTATGATCCGACGTCTGTCCAGAAATGGAGATACGGATCAGTGGAGCGAGGATGAAGGTTTTGTCGGCGCACATAAGCGGTTTATGGTCTTTGAATGGATGCCTGGTTGCCTGAAAGCAGTCTACTATATTTGAGGAAGCCGTAGCATCAACATCGACGATTTATTGCTATACAAAGAAGGTGATGAAGTATGCCTTGCGGAAAGAAGAAAAAGAACAAGTAAGGAGACGACGCTAAAGAGTGGGATTAAAGTTTAAATAATTCAAAATGGAGGGTGTAAATGCCGTCATTAGGAACTCGTATCCAGAATGCCTGGAACATTCTCCTTAACAAGGAGAATCTTGAGGCGAGTTATCCTCCACCGACCGGTATGGCTTATTATAGCCGACCAGACAGGCCTCGCCTCACAAGGGGCAATGAACGATCTATTGTGACCAGCGTTTACAACCGCATTGCATTAGATTGCGCAGCGACAACAATCCAACATGTCCGTATGGATGAGAATGGGCGTTTTAAAGAGGAGATCAAAGACGGTTTAGATTACTGTTTGACTGTTTCAGCCAATACAGATCAGACTGCCAGAGCTTTTCTTCATGACGCAGTCCTCTCTATGCTGGATGAGGGGGTTGTTGCTCTTGTCCCGACCTATACCGATGACGATCCTCGCCACACAAATTACAACCGATTTGGCATTCAAGAAATGAGATGCGGAAAGGTTAAAGAATGGTGGCCCGATCGTGTCCGTATAGAACTCTACAACGATGTTACGGGAAGACACACAGATGTAACTCTCCCGAAATCGTTTGTAGCAATTGTCGAAAACCCGTTCTATTCCGTTATGAACGAACCCAACAGTACGATGCAGCGATTAATTCGCAAACTGACCCTGTTGGACGTCATAGATGAGCAGAATGGAGCCGGTAAACTAGACTTAATCATTCAGCTTCCGTACACCTTGAAAACCGATACCAAACGAGCTCAGGCCGAGGCACGTCGTAAAGACATTGAGATGCAGCTTTCTGGTTCAAAATATGGTATCGCTTACACAGACGCTACGGAACACATTACACAATTGAATAGATCCGTCGATAACCAGTTGATCGATCAAATTAAGTATCTTCAGGAGCTTTTGTACAGCCAACTTGGTATGACCGTAGAAATAATGAATGGTACAGCGGAAAGTGAAGCAATGACGAATTACTATACCCGCTTAATCGAGCCGATTATCTCTGCGTTTATCGATGAGATGAAGAGAAAATTCCTGACAAAGACGGCTAGAACTCAAGGTCAGGACATTTTCTATTATCGCGATCCGTTCAAACTCGTTCCGATTGATCAGTTGGCAGAAATTGCTGACAAATTCACTCGAAACGAAATTATGTCCCCGAACGAGATTAGACAGATTGTCGGTCGTAAGCCCGTGGATGATCCGAATGCGGACGCACTTCGCAATCGAAACATCAACATGGGGGATCAGCAGCAATTTGCTAATGCAAATGGTGATACTCCGGTTGAAGGCGAAGAAGATTATGACGCCGAGTCCTACGCTCGGAATTTGGCAGATGTTAACGCCTTGGATGCAGAGTTAGACGCTCTGGAAGATGAGCTCATGCAGTCTGATGAAGACGTTGAGAATGATATTTTGGAGCATTACGCCAGTCCATATTATGACCCGGTCAAAGCCCATGAGTATTACGAAGCTCACAAGAAATTGAAGGGCCGTAAAACAACATCTAATCTCAACGAAGAAGGACGGAACATTGCATCTTATGTGAAAGAGCAGATCAACAAAGAGCGCGATTCAAGAATTGATGCTCATCGTTCGCAGACGGACTCTCAAATCGAGAGTGCCCAGTCCGAACGCGACCGTAAGGTAGAGCAGCATAAAAACGAAATGAATAGCGCGATCGAGGCACTTCGCAATCAGCTGAAACGTATGTCCCCTGCTCGCAAACGGGCACATCGAGATGAAATTCAGGCCGACATCAACGCTCTCCGAGAAGAGAATGCCGAGATGAGAGCCGAATTATCTGCAGAGTTTAAGCAGACTAAAGTCGATTTAAACGCTGGGCATAAGACCGAAAAAGCTAATCTCACTGCTGAATACGAAGAGAAATACCTTCAGGAATTAGACAAGCTTCATGCTGATCCTAAATATAAGAAGGTCGCCAAAACGAAGAAGAATTCTTCTAAGAAATCTTCCGGAAAGACTAAGTCTTCCAGCTCCATTAGACAAAAATATGAAGCTTGGCAGAAAAAACTTGCTTCCGGACAAGTAAAACATGCATAAGGAGGAAAATTTCAAAATGAGTCAGAAATCTTACGATTTCGAAGGTTGGGTCACCAAAAATGATCTGAGATGTTCTGACGGTCGTACGATCCGAAAGAACGCATTCAAAGATCAGGATGGTGGTCGTGTTCCTCTTTGTTGGGGGCATCAGCACGACGACCCGACCAATGTTCTGGGTCATATGGACCTGGAAAATCGCGAGGAAGGTGTTTGGGGTTACGGCTCCTTCAACAAGACCGAACTCGCGCAGTACGCTAAAGAACAGGTTATTCATGGTGATATCACTTGTCTTTCCATCTGGGCCAATCATCTGACTCAGACGCCGGAAAAGGATGTCATCCACGGCATCATCCGTGAGGTCAGCCTTGTTCTTGCTGGCGCTAACCCCGGTGCCTCCATTCAGCGTGTTCTCGCTCATGGCGATTACGATAACGATTCCATGGTAATTTACTCTGGCGAACAGATTATTTGCCACTCCGATTCTGATGAAGAGGAAAAAGAGGAAAAAGAGAAGAAAGAGGATACCAAGGAAGAGATTTCCGAAACCAAGCCTGAAGAGCTCGAGCACGCCGATGATAAGAAGGAGGAAAACAAAATGGCAGAAGCCGAAAAAAAGGACAAAACAGTTCAGGATGTCATTGATACAATGAACGACGAACAGAAAAATGTCCTGTATGCGCTCGTCGGCGAAGCAAGAGCCGAAAGCGAAAACAACAACTCTAAGGAGGAAAAAGAAGATATGAAGCATTCCGTTTTTGACACCGAGTCCAAGGAGACCACCGAAGTTCTTTCTCACGATGATATGACTCAGATCATGTCCGATGCAAAGCGTCTTGGCTCCCTGAAGGAAGCTTTCCTGCAGCACGGCATCACCGAGATCGAAACCCTCTTCCCCACGGGCAAGGAACTCAACAACACTCCCAAGTTTATCGACAAGGATTATACCTGGGTCCAGTCCGTCATGAACTCTGTTCATCGCAGCCCCATTTCCCGTATCAAGACCCGCTTTGCCGACATCACCCAGGATGAGGCCCGTGCCAAGGGTTATCTGAAGGGCAACCGCAAGAAGGAAGAGGTTTTCTCCCTGCTCAAGCGTTCCACCTCTCCCACGACCGTTTACAAGAAGCAGTCCTTCGACCGCGATGACATCGTTGATATCACCGATTTCGATGTTGTTAACTGGGTCCGCGGCGAGATGGATATGAAGCTCGATCAGGAACTCGCCCGTGCTTACCTGCTCGGCGATCAGCGTCTCGCTTCCGATGACGACAAGATCGATGAGTCCTGCATCCGTCCCGTTTGGAAGGATGACGACCTCTTCACTATCAAGCAGCGTCTGACTGTTCCCGCCACTGCCGATGCCGACACCAAGGCTAAGGCTTACATCAGGGCCATCATCCGTGCCCGCAAGAACTATCGCGGCTCCGGTCGTCCGACTCTCTACACCACTGAGGATATCCTTACCGATATGCTCCTTCTGACCGATACTACCGGCCGCGACCTCTATGATTCCGTCGAGAAGCTTGCTACCAAGCTCCGCGTCAAGGAAATCGTCACCGTTCCCGTTATGGAGAACATCTCCCACGAAGTCTCCGGTAAGACCTACAACCTTATCGGCATTGTTGTCAATATGGCTGACTACTCTGTCGGTGCTGACAAGGGCGGCGCAAAGTCCATGTTCGAAGACTTCGACATTGACTATAACCGCATGAAGTACCTGATTGAGACTCGTCGCTCTGGCGCTCTGACCG